GTAAAATTCTTTCGATGAAATGGCGAATTAAATTGACCCGCGAAGAACTAGAGGAAAAACGACCAACCGCGAAAGCATTTATAGACGGCGCTAACGACGTAGAAACAGACCTAGACGAAGTTTATAACGTAATAGACGACCTAGAAACAGAACTGCGCATACAAGGACGCGAAATAAACCGCTGTCTAGAAATAAACGGACAGCTAAAACAAAGAATAGAAGAACTAGAACACGAAATTAAATTTAAAAATGTAGACTTATGAAAGAATGGTTAGAAGTATTATTTACACCGAGTAAAGAAATACAAGAATTTAAAATGAAAATGAGAATGAAAAATATTTTGTTTATGATTGAGGAAGAAATAAGTAACGAACTAAAAAAAGAAATAAAAGAACTTAAAGAAAGAATTGAAAAACTAGAAAAACACGGAAAAAATGACTAAAGAACAAAAACTAGTAGCGCTATGCGCACTATTACCAGTAGTAGGAGACTGGATAGAAGACCTAAACGACCAGCGAATATTTACAAAGCTAGTTAAACAACGCGCAAACATGCTTTTAACTGAAATCAGACGCATAGATAACGACGTTTTAAGCACGGGCGAACAAGAAATATTTAACCAGCAAGTAAACTTGCAGCGTGCCTTTATTCAATTCGTTTCAAAACAAATAAAACTAGACTAATGAGGTGTAAAAATTGCCGTGAAAAGTTCGAACCGATCCGCTTTAACCACAAATTTTGTTTAAAAGACGAATGTATAAAAGCCTTTGTAGAAGAAGTAAAGACGAACCAATGGAAAACGACTAAAAAACGAATGAAAGAAGACCTAAAAACATTGCAAGACTGGCTAAAAGAAGCGCAGACAATATTTAACAAGTACATAAGACTTCGTGATATGGGTCTAGTCTGTATTTCATGCCAGCAACCGCCTAAGAAACGAAATTGCGGGCATTATTTTTCTAGTGGGGGACATAGTAACGTTCGTTTTGACGAAGACAATTGTCACCTACAATGTGAACACTGCAATACATATTTAAGCGGTAACCTTCTTAACTACCAGATAGGCATACAAAAAAAAATCGGGGCGCAAAAGCTACTTGAACTACAAGAACGGGCGCACCTTACGAAAAAATGGACTATAGACGAACTGAAAGAAATAATAAAAACGTATAAAACAAAAGTAAGATCATTGCAATGAAAAAAATATACATAACACCAGAACAAATAGAAGAAGCTACAGACCTTTATAACTTCAAATGCCTAAAGAATTCAATAACTAAAGGCGAAAGCCAAATTTACGGCGCTATAGGCGAAGTTTTAGCTATGGAATTTCTAAGGTCTAGAGGCAAAGAGGTTAAATACGAAGGCGATTATAACTACGACCTAATTAGCAACGGAAAAAAAATAGACGTTAAAACAATCAAAACAGACAAAGAACCTACAGACGACTTTAACGCTAATATAAGCGCGTTTAATAGCAGCCAGCAAACAGACTTTTATTTATGGTGCGCGGTGTCCGTAGACATGACTTACGGCTACGTAATAGGTTACCTAGATAAAAACGAATTCTATAAAATAGCAGAACTAAAGAAAAAAGGCGAAATAGACTGGGGACAATGGACGTTTAAAAGTGACACGTACACCACGAAAATAAAAAATATAATAAAATTTTAACTTTTTTTTGTCGAAGTGTTGTTTATATCAAAATATAAAGTATCTTTGTTAGGTCAATGAGACGCAACTTTAAAAAAACGACTATGAAAACTTTGATTATTGAAATAGAAAACGTTCACAGCGGTAAAATTCAAACCAGTAAACAATATGTTCTAGGTGTAAATACAGAAGAAGAACAAAAAAAATATGTTTCTGATTTGTCTAGTAAAATGTCAAGAATGCACATGACAACAGACTATAAAACTTCTAGAATATATTTTCAAAAATAATAAAACGGGGGGTGCGCATCCGTAACGCACAAACTTAAAAACCAATTTTATGAAAAATCTATTTAAAGCGCTGGCTAATTTCCAGCAAGAAGTCCCAGTAATTCACAAAGCAACGCAAGGCTACGGCTATAGCTACGCAGATTTACCGAAAATCTTTGAGGTTATCAATCCGTTACTAAAAAAACACGGACTAGGATTTACCCAGTTAATTAACGGCACGGATCTAGTTACATGCGTTTTCCATGTAGACAGCGAAGAACAAATAACAAGCACTACGGCAATCCCACAAAACGTAGCTTTAAAAGGAATGAACGACTTTCAAGTTATGGGGTCTGCTATTACTTACGTTAGACGTTACGCTATTAGTTCAATGTTAGGACTAGTTACCGACAAAGATACGGACGCAAGCGGCGAACAAGTAAAGAAATTACCTACCATAGACGCTAAACGATTCCAGAAAGCTGTCGAAGCTATTCAGTCTGGTAATTACACACGCGAAGAACTAGAAAGTAAATTTACTTTAACAGAAGGTCAAACGGATTTACTGAACGCTTTATGAATACTAATCAACAAACACTTAATTTAACTAACATGGTAAATAGAAAAGCAAGGGTATCTTTTAAAGGTACATCTAACAAATGGCTTTATTTTGTAACTGAATTAAAGCAAGAAATAGATAATAATAATGTAAGTAGCCTTACTTTATATACAAGAAAATATAACGTAAGTAATCAATGGGGAGCATTTTTAAAATCAAATAATATTGTCTATGTTAACAATAACGGCGATTATCAATGGAATGAAAAAATACCAGTTTCAAAAAAATTAATAGACGCATTTAGAGTTTATCAAGCTGAAAGAAACATGAAATACTATCCAGAACGTTATCCAGAAATACATAAAAGCAAACCTAAAGTTAATGTTAAAAAAGTAATTAAAGTACAGCCTAAATTAATTAGTGAAAAATTCAAAAACACAGACACAAAAGAAATAGGACTTATTCGTAAATTTTTAAAATGGATTTACTGATGAATACTTTCAAAATTAGATGTTCGGCAATAGGTAAAATAATGACAAACCCCCGCACTAAGGGGGAATTGTTAAGCCAGACCGCTAAAACATACATAGAAGAACAAGTAATATCGGACAAGTACGGAATAAAAAAGCAATTTTACAGCCGTTACACGGACAAAGGTATACTAGTAGAAGACGACGCCATTAATTTAGTGTCTGATGTTCTAGATTTAGGGTTTATTTGGAAAAACGAAGAACACTTTAGTAATGACTGGATGACTGGAACACCCGACGTAAACACGGACAGCGTTTTATTAGATGTAAAATCTAGCTGGGACGCTACGACATTCCCTTTTTTCGCTACAGAAATACCTACAAAGGACTATTACTACCAGCTTCAAGGTTATTTAGAACTTACTGGCAAAACTGAATCTTTGCTTTGTTATTGTTTAGTTAACACACCCGCAGACATGGTAGAAGACGAAGTAAGACGCGCGCACTGGAACGCTAACCTATTAGAAGAAAGTATAGACCTACGCGACGAAGTACAAAAACGCCATAACTTCGACCACATACCAGACAACCGACGCGTTAAAGTCTTCAAAGTAGAAAAAGACGAACAAGTAATAGAAGCAATCAAAGAACGCGTGGAGTTATGCCGTGAATATTATAACACCTTAATGAATTTCTTATGAGTGTAATAGAATGGTTATTAAACAACTTAATTTCAGAGCCGATTTCAGAAGCTGATTTTAAACATAATTCAATGTTATGGGATAAAGCACAAGAATATGAAACGCAACAATTAGAACAAGCATATTTCGATGGTACTAATTTTGAAACTAATGGATTTGGTAATGATGCAAGTAGATATGTTAAACAACTAAAAAACGAAATATGAATCAGAAAATAGAAGACCAAATAGTGTTACGAGTTCTAAGCCGATTTGCCGAACGTTCGCAAGTAGGAATAACCAAGTACAACACAACGCTTGAAAGAACCGATTTAAACACATTAGAATGGCTTACACACGCACAAGAGGAAGCGATGGACTTTGTTCTGTACTTGGAACGACTAAAAGACGAATACAAAACTAAACAACAAGAACAATGAAAGAAAAGAACTTAGCTATTATTATCACATTGTCAGTATTAGCATTGGCATTGTACGGATTTTTTAACCTGGTGTCATGGATTTGGCGAGGCGTATTTTAGTAACAATTAAACAAATATACAATGGAAAACAAGTTAAACACGGGGGCAATCTTTAAAAACACGAACAAGAAAGCGGAAAACCACCCAGACTACAAAGGTAAAGTAAACGTAAACGGGAAAGAAATGGAAGTAGCGTTATGGGTTAAACAAGGTAAGGCTGGATCGTTCTTTTCGGCTTCATTTAGTGAACCTTATGTACCGCAAGAATCAGTTCAAACGGTAAAAAACGACGATTTTCCGTTTTAAGTATGGAAATAAACGACACCGAACTACGTAAAAAGCTACAAGCATTACTTAGAACACGAACACGTAACCAAATAGTAACAGAAATAAAAACACGGACTGGCAAATTTCACCAATACCAAATAGACAAGTTCCTAAAAGGTCACGACGTAAGCCTAAGCACAGCTATAAAGCTAGACGAATACGTTTTAAGAGAATCAATGTAACACGAAGCCAGTTTAACCGCTGGCTTTTTTATTGTTAATAACTTTTTTACAGCGTGTTTAGATTTTCATCGTAAGTTTGATTAAAATTTAACCAATGAATTACATTTATCTAGTAGCTTTTGTCTGGTGGTTTGTCAAGTTCGAACCTTTACAGCTTGCGTTTGACTACATTTTTAGACGTTTGCCTATTAATCACCTTACAAATATTATTTACGAATCGTTAGGCTGTCCTAAATGCGTAGGGTTTTGGGCTTCGCTGTTTATTACTGGCAACTTTTTTACGGCTTGCGTCGTTAGTTTGTTATCTTTTACCCTCGACGTATGCTTAGCGAAGCTGGACAGATAGCAATAGACGCACTACTAGCGGAAATAAACCCCGAAAGACTTAGTAAAATGCATCTTAGAAAGTTGCAAGCTATCAAAGTAAAAGAAACGGGCGTCCGTGATAACGAATGTTTTTGCCGTCCAGACAAAAGACAGAAATGGTTTGCCGAATTTAATACGTGGTATGAAAAAAACGCTGGATAAATACATAAGCGAACATTACGACGAAGTAAGAAAGTACACAAACCACTTTTTAAAGGCGTACAATAAGCGTAAAAACATAACCTTGTCAATGCTGAACGCGGACACGTGTATAAATAACGCCTACCTACACGTCTTAACTATTGACACGGACAAAATAGACACCAACAGCGTAAAGTCTTACCTACTTAATACAATTAAATACCAAATAATTTGGGACACTAGCCTAAGCCATAAACAAGACGATTGTCTAGCGTTGGAATTTATACCAAAAGACGAACCAGATAACGACGACGTTAAACATAAGATAGGAATAGAAAACAAATATAATGACCAGCTAGCCTATATAGAGATCTATAGAAATAGTTTAACTTGTCCAGTAGAAAAAAAGGTCTTTGAAAGCTATTACGACAAGGGACACCGAACGGCAAAGAGTCTAGGTAAATACTTTGGCATATCGAACACGTCGGCTCATTATTTAATACGCGGAATTAAATTAAAAATCCGTGAAATTCAATATAGTTATGAAAACAAATGAAATAACAGCGGCGCTGGCTAGAGTAGTTCTATTCACTATAGG